GAGCACAGAAATTAAAATTGGGGGTGCTAGTCACCCCCTTTTGTTTAACATGAATTCGCTGCGCAATGTGATGCAGCTTGCAGGCATGGAATCCTTTGCAGATCTAAACATGCAAAAGGACCTGGCTAAATCTATGGACTTTGCGCTAGCCTGCGCATTTTACGGAATCGTTGAGGGCTACGAAGCCCAGGGCGAAAAGACACCATTTGCATCTGTTCAAAAACTAGGCGCAGCCATTACAAAGTTTAGCGAACTATCGCCAGCACTTGACGCTTTTACACAAGCCGTTACAGACTTTTTCGCAACCGACGAACCCGAGGGAAAGTAAAAGCCAAGGGCGACAGCGCACCGTTAACTTGGCGTAAAGTTGAGCGCATCAGTTATGGGGAGTTAGGTTTGACTGAGGCTCAATTTTGGAAATGCACCCCGCGTTATTGGCGCTTAAAACTTGAGGGAATGCGTGAGGCGCAGACGCAAGCCTATCGCAATCAGTGGGAAATTACACGCTGGGCCGTTGCCACAACCATGGCACCACACCTAAAAAAGCCCATCGAGCCGAAACGCTTGTTAACTTTTCCATGGGAGGAGCCCGAGTTTATATCAATACACGAAGCAGTTAAGTTATATTCGCATGTCTTTGATAAACTTACACCAGACGCGATAGCATGAGCGCCCCCATTAAAATAGCCTACAACATCCTCAGCAATTACTCAGCGCTCACGGCGTTAGTTAGCACTAGGATAAACCCGTTACGAATCCCGCAAGAGTCTGCATTTCCTGCGATCAGTTACAACCTTGTCAGCGTTATTGCATCGCCCACCAACACAAGCCACAGCCGTACAGATTTTGCGAGGGTGCAGGTTAATAGTTTTGGTGCGACTTTCAGCGATGCCATTGATGTGGCTGCACAAGTTAGGGCGGCGTTTGAAGCTGCAACATATCCCGATATTTTTAACGGTGCTTTGTGCCAGGCTGTAGAGATTGACAGCGAGGTACATTTGACAGATGACGAAGCGGGCTTTGCTGGCATTTACCAAGTCTCTCAGGATTTTATAATTAATTACATTTACGTTGCACCAATCACAGTGAATTTCATGCTGCTAGAAGATAGCAGTTACATTTTGTTAGAGGACGGGTATAAAATCGAACTATAATGGCAAGGTCTTTAAACATAGTTATCGGCGCAGACATTGAAAAGCTGCAGAAAGGTTTTAACGATGCCGTCAGTGTAGTACAATCGAGCGGCAAGAAGATGAGCGAGGCGGCCGCAGAAACCGCCAAAAGCATACAGGATAGGCTTGCGTCTATTGCTACCAAAAACCCGACAGCGGGAACTGTTAGGCAGTTGACCAACTTAGCCATGGAGGCCAGGGCTTTGGGTCCTGAGTTTGCCGGGGTTGCTAATCAAATTATACAGCAAGCGGGTAGAATTAAGGATAGCATTGGCGATGCACGGGCTGAGGTTGGATATTTTGCAAGTGACACTAGAAGGCTCGATGCGGTCTTGGGTGGGGTGCAAGCAGTCGCCGGGGCGTTTGGTGCGGTAGAGGGGGCATTGGCTTTAAGCGGTGTGGAAAGCGAAGATTTGCAGAAAACAATGGTTAAGCTGCAAGGGGCTATGGCATTAGTTAACGGAGTGCAAGCCATACAAAATGCATTGCAAGCCGAAAGCGCTGTGCGTATAGGTATTACTACAGCAGCTACAAGAATTTACGCAGTTGCAACAGGCGGGGCAACGGGTGCTACTTTAGCATTTAGAACAGCGTTAATGTCTATAGGTATTGGCGTTGTTATTGCTGGCATAGGTGCGTTGGTTGCAAATTTTGATAAATTAAAAGATGCAATTTTTCCTGCGGATGCTGCGCTAAAAGGTTTAAATAATACAATCGATAAAACGATTGCAAAAAACGAGCGCGATATTAGAGTGCTTGAAGCAAAGGGCGACAAGTTAGCAGTTTTTGCGTTGCAAGAAAAAAACCTAAATGAAACTTTAAAGAAAGCCCGTGCTAACTTTGGGCAAAACAATAAAGAAAATTGGGGCAAAATAATTGATGACACTAAAACCGCGTTGTTAGTTTTAAACATTGAACGCGATAAACACAATACAGAAGAAGCCGCAAAACAGCAAGCTCATGCAGATGAGGCACTTAAAAAACAAGCCGAGCAATATGAAAAGCGAAAAAGCAAGTTAAGAAAGTTTAACGAAGAGCAGGCCAAAATAGAAAAAGAAGGCAGAGAAAGAGCGCTCAGTTATTTAGATCTTGACCGCAGCGGCATAAGTAGAGCAATACCAAAGGCAACCCCCAAGCCAATAAGCGGACCTATTCAGTCTACTAGCAAAGCAATGAGCGAGGAAACGCGACTGCTGAGACAAGAACAACTGAAACAAGAATTAAACCAAATAGATTATGAAGAGCGCATGGTTAAGTCTATGGAGGGCGTAAATGCAGCCTTTAATAACTTAAGCGTGCAGGGGCTCGAAAGTTTTGGCCAAGCACTTGGCGACATTCTTAGCGGGCAAATAAATAGTTTTGACGATTTTGGTAAAGCGTTGTTGGGTTCTGTTGCTCAGTTTATGCGGGCTTTTGGTTCTGCATTGATTGCAACGGCCACAGCTTCCAAGGCGTTTAAAGAATTATTAATTAAGGACCCAGTGCTAGCGGCTGCAGCGGGTGTTGCTTTGGTTGCAGGTTCTGCGGTGATTACTGGCATGCTTAAAAAAGGACCAGCGCCTACAGCATTTGCCGAGGGTGGTATTGTTAGCGGTCCGACATTGGGGCTTGTTGGTGAATACCCAGGCGCAAGTTCAAACCCTGAAGTAATTGCACCACTTGACAAATTAAAGGGAATGCTGAACATGAATAACAATAGTGGGTTTGTGGCAAGCACTACAATACAGGGCCGAGACTTGGCTATAGTTTTAGAACGATACAATAAAGACAGCAAGCGCGGATAATGGCAAGGATCTACTACGGCTCTTTTTTGAGCATCGAAAACATAGAGTACAAAGTTGAGTTGTGGGATGGTGCAAGCGGTTCGTCTACTGGCGGTACTGAGTTGACTTTAGCCGGCAATGGTTTCAGCATTGAGCGCCAAGGTGAGGGCGACACATACTATCAAAACTATGCAAGGCCAAGCCGCATTAGCACAAATTGGTTAATGCCCAACGACACTGTGCGAAATGCTTTTATCAATATAGCAAATAACGAAGAAAGCAAATATGCAATCGTTGTTTATCGTGCAAGTTCTTTATACTATGTGGGCCGTGTTATTGCAGATCAGGCAGACTATTTGCGCGAAAGCATTAACGGGGCGCCAGTGTTTGATTTGGTGGCCGTAGATTCTTTAAATTTATTGGAGGGTTTTAATGTAAGCCCCGATTGGTTTACTGATTCGTTGGCCACCGGCTTAGACATTATTCGCAAATCTTTAGAGTATTGCGGTCTTGACGATTATTGGACCTACCTTGGGGCTAGTACTTATTTGCGTGATGGGGTTACGATGTACGACACAGCCCAGGCATCCAACAAAGGACTAGCCAATACTAAGTTTAACCTGCTTAGTTTTTACAATAGCTTTGACCCGTTTAGCGATGTGCAATTTATCGACACTACAGATCCTTTTGAGGCCACAACAAACATAGATTTATTAACTTGCAAACAAGCTATAGAGCAAGTGCTCAGCATTTATGGCAGCCGCATAACTTTGGAAAGCGGGGCGTTTTGGATTTTGCCTGATGACGCATATAGCGCAACCAATTTATCTACACGTATCTACAACACTGCCGGCACCTTTCAAAGCACTGGCAGCACAGCGCATGCCGTTAGTTTAGCTAATGACGTGCGGCCGCAATGGGAAGCCAAACCAACTATTACTTATCAGCCACCAGTTAGGGCAATAGAAGTAATTGAGGAAAGGCAAAATGCTATTTTTGTAGTTCGTACTGAACCCGACACAAATAGTATAGAGCTTTCAATAGTCGACAAGACAATAGCAGAAAGCAAGCCAACAAGAGTGCGCATGCTTTGCAAATGGTTTGACGATTCTTATGTAGCTCTTAGCACAAGCAGCGCCAAAAAATACCAGCGCTATCTTTTTTATTATCGCATTTATGTTAAAAACTCTGGCGGTACAATTTCACAATACAGCCCAATAACCAACTCATTTAATACAGTTGCCACGCCTCTTTGGTTTACCCAGGAATTAACCGTTACCAATACGCGCAACAGTTATAATACGCATGTGATGGATTTTGTAATGCCACAAGTTAACAGCGGTTACACGCGTTTATTTGTTGACTATTATATTGAGGCGGAGCAAGGTTTGTTTGTTGCTCCAAATAACTGGGCTACTAGTGGAACTACGCAGGTTTCTTTTTGGGGAACGATTACAGCAGCTCAGCCTTGGGGCACTATTGAAAACCCTGATTTTTCCCACACTACTAAACAGACTATAAGCGTAACCGGGGCAAGCGGCAACAGTCAACTAATAGAATTAAAACCCGCATATTACGACGACGAGGGGCTTTATGGCTTTGGCACAATCTACGTAAACAACGGCACGACTTACGTTGTAAGTACAGATTGGTATAGCGGCTACGCTTCTGCAATTCATGACGAACTTAGCACAATTTTGGGCCGTCGCATTGGTGGAATGTATAACAAGTTTGTGCCTGTTATTCAGGGAACTTGGCATGATGCCGGCACGTTATCTGCAATTAAATCGCTGAGCTTTGATTCTTCTAAATGGTTATTTAACGGCGGCACATTTTACCCACGCTCGGAAAGTTGGCAAGGCGAATGGCTTGCGCTTGCACCTGATTACACACTGGCAACAGGCGGCGGTAATACAGACTGGAACCCACGAACCGGCGAGCGTATTGTTAATGAGCGTTTAAACTATCACGAGTTTGCAATCACTAAATTAAATTTAGAAACTAGCGCTATACCTGATCGTCTAGTTGAGCACCTGGTAAACTATGCAGATGGCGCACCAACTACACAGCCTACATTGAATACACGCTGGGAGGTAATGCTCGAGTACAAAGACAGTACCGAGGTATTAGACTGGCACATACAAGAGCACAACGCTTCTGTGGTATACACCAACGGCACTCACACCATAACAAATGGGTACGAGTTAATTTTGTGCGATAGTACGGATGGAAACGTAGTGGTAAACTTACCGAACGCAACCGAGAGCAAAGGTAAAAAGTACTATTTTGTTAAGACCAACAGCGGCAACGCGGTTACTATTAGCGGCAACGGGTACAACATTAACGGAGGCAGCACTACAACAATAGGCAATCACTACGGAAGCAAGACGATAATTTCGGATGGCGCCCAGTGGTATATTATTGCGAGCGTTTAATTTGTTAACGAGTGGGCGGTAGGCCTTTTGTAATTTTGGCATATGCCAAATCAAAAGATTAGCGAGTTAACCACGATTGTAACTGTTGACAACGCGGTAGACCTTTTCCCCATAGTTGACACCTCAGCCAACACTACAAAAAAAATAACACCGACTGCGCTTAAGTCTGCTTTAGCGTTGGACAATGTGAACAATACAAGCGACGCAAACAAGCCAGTGAGCACCGCGCAGCAGGATGCGTTGAATGCCAAGGTTACGGCAAACGCGGCAATAATTGCAGCTACAAAGACAAAGGTTACTTACGACGCCAAAGGCTTAGTAACTGCCGGTGATATTTTGGATGCTTCCGATATGCCAACGGGAATAAACGCGGCAAACATTGGCACGGGTGTTGTTTCGAGCACAGAGTTTGGATATTTGGACGGCGTAACTTCTGCAATTCAAACGCAACTAAATGCAAAGCAGGCCACGCTCGTAAGCGGAACAAACATCAAGACCTTGAATAGCACATCGCTTTTGGGTAGTGGTGACA